CTTATGAACAATAGAAAATCGTAATTTTTTCAAATCGGAAAAATTTCGTACTAGCTATGTTCCGACATAGTGATTTTGCTTATGCAAATGTACTTTTACCAACCCGGCGTGGTTTTGTTCTCTTGTTGCTTGGAAGCAACTTGTATTTGGATGTAGAGTGCTTGTGACACTCTGACCTGGTGAAACATTGTTTCAGCGTAGATTGAAAGATATCGAAGAATCAAAATGACGGTGATGTATTGTTGTTTTTTACAATATAATCCGTACCAGTAACTAATACAGTTCAATGGAACAAGTGGATACCGCGAGTTGGTGCGGTGGTAGGTCTCTTTTGACCTAGCGTACACTGAGAGATGTGGAAGAATCTAAATGGTGGTGAAACCCATTACTTTTTGGGAAATCCACAACAGTAGCACGTAGAGTGTTCAATGTTTAAAAATGTAGGTATTATTTAGTTGATGCCACATGTGCTGTTTTTATTTAACTAAACTATAGGGTGCCCCTATTGGTTGATAGGGGTCTGGATGATCTTCTAGGTTACCAACTATGAAGTGACAGATGCTGTAAGGATCAGGGATCCAGCAGGCAAAGTCGGTCTAGGACAGTAAATAATTACAGAGTGTGTGTAGGATACGTAAATAATGTGTGCACTAGTAGAAGTATGGACCATTAATTTTAGCCCGTGATGTTGGATTGGGCCCCAACAATAGAGGTATTTTACCAATAGAGTTTTTACATAGTGTGGAGCATGTTTGAGTTAATAGCGAGTATTGACGAGGACACCACACTTATTGACGGTCTTGAACATGAATCACCAGGGATTGTACCTGCATGTTTTGTCACCTTAAGTGGTGGATCATTTTAATGCTATACTGTAGTGATGACAGTGCATTAATTTTGACGCAGTTCAATTGCCGAATAAATCTTGATATTCAATACTAACTTTAAAATTAAGGCCTTCTATACAAATTAATGGATCTGGCTGAGTCCAGTAACGTGCATTGCGCAGCGTGTAGCATTAGTAGCGCTGGCAAAAAGCGACCACACACAAGCACAGGTGTGGTGATGTCGTAAACAAGAGGATGCCGGTAGGACCCGTAAACGTACCACCCCCCCCAACCATAAAGCGAGTAGATGAAAACTCGCCCTTCCCTTTTAGTGCTATAGCGCTATCCAAACATGAGAATATAATTAAACAAAATTTTAAATGGATACTATGAATATAACACAAATTAAAAAGAATATTGGGGATTGGTTCCAAGATGGAACTGATTTTCAGGAGAAGGTAGTGGATTGCATGACTCCATATGTGAGGAAATTGGAGATTCTCGGAAATGATTTTGAAACAGAGGATGTATTATTGGAATATCATCATGGAAAACTGTGGCTAGGACAATTTGAGATAACACCACTTACTCTCTTCGGTTGGGTGACACAATTGAATAGTCCCATATATGAAGAGTTTGGAGCGTTTTTTGAATACCTTACTGATGAAACGGATTGGGATGAAGTGTTCAGGTGGCTCACTTACAAAGCCACTTACGTACAACCAAACATGACTCCTTTTTACAGGGGTTTGTGCTATGTTGATAAATGCACATGGTATGTGGATAACACTACGGCTCTAAAATTGAGCCCCATGGACAATCATATTTATGAATGCATCAACACAGTCGATTGGATGTACAGAAACAGGAGTGCATGGTTAGAAGGGTGTGAGCATCAGCTATACCAAGCAGAGTTCACATCGTTGGAGCTAAGAAAGTTTCCACAATGTATAAAGCTCCTCGCCAGCAGTGGCACCAAGTGTAACTATGATGCTACGATTGGAGATTATATAAACACACCGCTTTTTTCCACCTTGAGTCATTTGGTGGAAGAACAGGTAAGTCTTCAAGGTGGTTACACACAACAAGATTTTGTCGTAGACACACAATACCACCAACCTAGTTGGTGGACAAGTGTTTTCTTTCCCTTTCGCATAAGAACTATTGAAGTGAATTCGTCAGACATCTCTGAAGTTGATTCCGATGAGGAATTCAACGAAGAGTTGTATGATATTGATAAAACGCGTCGTAGAGCAGATTTTAGAAAGAAAAGAAAAACAGATCGACATGCTGGTGTGAGTAATAACCAGGCTCACACATTTTATGGTGCAAGGAAAAGGTTGAAGTTCAAAGAGGAGAGTGGTTTGTTAGGAATCACCACCCCAACCATTAACCAAGTGACACCTAAGGAGGCTGCTGCTATAATTGAAGAAATCGTGTTGGGAGTGTGGAATACTTCCAAATCACGTAAATGGTCAGTGCTAATACTGGAATTGTACCGTGTTGTTAAAGTCGCGTGTCCGGAATATAGTGTTGTAAACGTACTGGAAAAACAATTACAATGGTTTTCAACATTTTACGAAGATCTGTTGGACAAAACGTGGTTGGAAATCTCCAGTGAGGTCACTTCCGGGCTACGGAAATGGCAAAGTTTCAGCACAACCAAGGTGTGTCACTTTTTGTCTTGTATGGTTGGTTATGGGGTAATTGCTCTTTTTGATCCCATGAACCTAATATCTATAACCCAAAAAGAATTTGACACATTAATGTGGCGCTTCAAAAACTTCAAACATGATCCCACTAATTTTATAACATCAATGTGGGAACTGATAGACGATGCGCTAAGCGTTGTCCGTGTGTACAAAGAAACTGGCTCATGGGAAGCTGCTCTGGTCAGAGAATCCCCATACTTGCAGTTGCAAGAAAGGATTTCTCGAACAAAAGCTAGACATGTGCTTTTCAAGGCCGGTAATTTGTTTGAAGTTGAGAAGATGGACGAAGGAGAACATTTGGTGGAAGTGGACAGTGTAAAAACTGAAATTGTGAACATGATGTTGGTTATCGCACCTGCCCTAAGAAGGGGCATGGAGTTGGAGCTAAAAAACCTTAGTGTTATGTATCATGAAGTTTTAGAGTCCACTGGCGCTCAATTGACCAAGTTCAAACCATGGTGTGTGTTGATTTTGGGGAAGTCTCAGATTGGAAAAACGGTGTTTAACCAAAAACTAGTCCCATATGCATGTAGCGTTATGGGGGTGCCTAGTGAGCGCAAGTTCATGTACAGCATACCGGAAAACGTTAATTTTTGGGATGGTTTTAAGTCTTACAAAACTGGTTTAACATATGACGACATTGCCAATTTAAAAGCATTGGATATGTCTCCTGTAGCAAATACTTTGTTGCGGGTTGTGAACAATGAGCCTCTCAATGTTGAACAAGCAGAAATTGACCTCAAAGGACGCGTATGGTGTAATGCGAAGGTCTTGGGTTGTACTACAAATATCCCCAGCTTGAACCTTGATCGTATGATAGAGGAACATGTTGCGATATGGAACCGTTTTAGGTACCAGATAGAGATGGAAGTGAGGCCTGAGTTTAAGCATGATACTGAAGATAAATTGGACAGTACCAAAATGTCTCTTAGGCAAAAATCTGAGATTTTTCCAGACACCCACCTATACACTGTTTACAGGATAAGAGTGTGTAGCGTCACAAACGATATGAAACTCGAATTTGGGAAAGAGTCCCAGCCTTTCAAACCCGATAAATGGAAACGTGAGGTTGTGACCATGGATGGTGTTCGATTGGCCAGAATAAGGATATACGAATTATTACCGTTCTTAACTTCTGATATACAACAGCATTGTGCAGAACAAAATTCAGTTTTGACTAATGCTAAGTTATTGGATTCCAAGTTCGTGTGTGATCAATGTGTTATGCCCCTGGACTATTGCACATGCCAAAAGGTGTGCAAATGTGGAGCTTACAAAGTATTTGGTAGATATACTCCATTGTGTTGCTGTCATAAGGAACCACCTGTTCTTAATGGCATTGTACCAGATCCCTTGGTGTTCTCATTGGAGTGCAAAATTTGTAATGGAATTGACGACGGAATAGCCACATGTGTGTGCGACCGTTTACCACTCGATGAGTTTAAGACCAAATTAATGAGGTATGCTTTTTCTCCTGATGGTTTTCAAATTCAAACTCGTTCATCTAACATTGAATGCAAGGTTTGCGGCACTAGAGAGTGCGCAACCAATTTTGAAGTCTGTCGAGATTTGAATGATGCCGTGGATGAGTGGGTTAAACCGTGGACGATGCAGTGGCATATAAGGCAATTGGGAATGCGAAAGCCAGAAAGTGCATCAGTTCGTGAAACTTTCAGAGATGATGTCAATGCATATTTGCATAGCCGTTTGACGGTATTGGGGCGTGAGGTTAGAAGCCC